CATTTGCGCAGGGCGGTGATATCTATTGCGCTTCTGCGTCAAAGATGTTTGGCGTTCCGGTTGTCAAGCACGGAGAAAATGGTCACCTCCGGCAGAAAGGGAAAATAGCCGAGCTGGCCCTTGGTTATGGCGGCGCAGTCGGCGCACTGACTTCGATGGGCGCATTGGATATGGGCTTGCAGGAAGATGAACTTCAGCCATTGGTGAGCCAATGGCGCAACTCCAATCCGCACATTACAAAATTCTGGTGGGATGTAGATGCGGCAGCGGTGAAAGCTGTCCGGGAGAAAACAGAAGTGCATCTTGGCAATCTGAGCTTCATGTATCGTTCCGGGATTCTGTTTGTCACGCTGCCATCCGGCAGGAGGCTGTCGTATATCAAACCCCGCATGACACAGAACCGTTTCGGGCGAGAGAGCCTTTCCTATGAGGGCGTTGGTGAAAGCAAAAAGTGGATGAGGATTGAAACCTACGGGCCGAAGCTGGTGGAAAACATTGTGCAGGCCACGGCTCGTGATCTGTTGGCACTCGCTATGCTCAGGCTGCGGAATGATGGATTTGAGATCGTCATGCATATACACGATGAAGCCGTGCTGGAGGTGCCGGAGGGAATTTCCAGCGTGGAGGATATTTGTCGAATAATGTCTATTGCTCCAGCTTGGGCGGATGGCCTGCCCCTTCGTGCAGACGGATACGAGTGTTCGTTTTATAAAAAAGATTAGGAGGTATGGAGGTAATGGGAATCAGCTACAAAAACAGCTCCGGGTATCCAGACCCGACAGCTTACACGGCAGTACACAACATTGAAGCAGAAGAAAAAATCCTGCACATCCAATATCCCACTGGACATATTGACCTGAAGATGGATGCGTTTTTCCCCTGTACAGCAGATCGGGCAAGAAAGATATTCCGCCTCATCTGCCAGTATTGTTCGCAGGAGGACAAGGACAGGCTGCTGCGTTTCCTGCGGGAAAAGGAGCGCCGCTATCAATCACAGGTGCGTACCTTCGAGCAGCAGATAAAATCCAGTACACAGGAAAAAGGCCGTAGCTCACTGGAGAGTCGTATGCGCGAAAGCGCGAGGCTGCAAATACGGACGCACAGAAACATTGAACAGTTTCTTTACAGGGAGGAGCGATCAAGATGAGATTAAGCATCGGAAATTCCAGAATGGATAAAAAGTGGAACCTTGCTGAAATGGAGCTTTCCGAGTTCCGTGACCGAATTTCCCAGACACGGCGCACTGCCGAGACTGTGGAGCAGTACCGGAAGTTGGGAAAGGCGAAGCAGGATGACATCAAGGATGTGGGCGGTTTCGTTCTTGGAACCCTCAAAGGCGGACGCAGGAAAAAAGACTGTGTCCTCACCCGCTCCGGGCTGTCGCTGGATATGGATTACGCCACACCGGATATTATCGAGCAGATCGAGATGTTCTTTTCCTTCCAGTGCTATATCTATTCTACGCATAAACACACCCCGGAAAAGCCCCGACTCCGCCTGATCATCCCTCTGGCCCGTGAGGTGACACCGGATGAATACTGCGCGGTAGCCAGAAAGGTGGCGGACGAGATCGGCATTGAGCTGTTCGATGATACCACCTATGAGCCGAGCCGCTTAATGTATTGGCCCTCTACTTCTTCGGATGGTGAGTTCATATTTCACGAGATTACTGGCGCACTACTCGATCCGGATGCAGAGCTTGCCAAATATCACGATTGGCATAATACAGCAGAGTGGCCTGTATCCAAGAGGCAGCAGACCATCGTCAACCGGGATATCAAGAAGCAGGCTGATCCGTTGGAGAAACCGGGAATGGTCGGCGCATTTTGCCGTACTTACAGTATCACGGATGCCATCGACACCTTCTTACAGGATGTATATAAACACAGCTCTATGTCGGGACGATATGACTATATCCCTGCGGACTCACAGGCTGGTGTGGTGATTTATGAAGATCGGTTTGCTTACAGTCACCATGCCACTGATCCGGCCTGCGGAAAGCTGATGAATGCCTTTGATGTAGTCCGCATCCATAAATTCGGTTTGCAGGATGCAAAGGCCGATGAGGATACCGACCCGGCAAAGCTGCCCTCTTTCAAGGCCATGCAGGAATTTGTCCTGCAGGATAACCGGGTAAAGGTGCAGCTTGCGAAGGAGCGTACCCAAGCGGCTCAGACGGAATTTGAATCCGAATCGGACGATGAAGATTGGCAGACTGTTCTGGAGCTGGATAAGCAAGGCAAGGTCAAGGATACCCTGACGAACATCGCCGCTATCCTCCGCCACGATCCGCAGCTTAAGAATATCGTTTACAACGAGTTCAAGTGCATGATCGATGTGATTGGTGATCTCCCGTGGAAGCAGGTCAAACCGGGCTGGGGAGATACAGATATCTCCTGCGCCAAGCTGTACTTTGAACGGGTGTATGGCATCTGGTCACCAACAAAGTTCAAGGACGCTCTGCTGGCTGTGGTTTCTGCGGAGCGGCTCTACCATCCAATCAAGGAGTATTTTGAAACACTGCAATGGGATGGGACGGAGCGAGTGGATACGCTGCTCATTGATTACCTCGGCGCAGAGGATACACCGTATGTCCGTGCGGTCACCCGGAAAACGTTAGCCGCAGCGGTAGCGAGAGTTTACGAGCCGGGGATCAAGTTTGACTCCATTCTGGTTTTGAATGGCCCGCAGGGCATCGGCAAGTCTACGCTATTTACCCTTCTGGGAAAGCAATGGTATTCCGATAGCCTGTCGATTACGGATATGAAGGACAAGACTGCTGCAGAGAAGCTGCAGGGCTATTGGATTCTGGAGCTGGGTGAGCTGGCCGGGATGAAAAAGGTTGATGTGGAGACCATGAAATCATTTGTCACCCGGACGGATGACAAGTTCCGGCAATCATATGGCGTGGTGGTCGAAAGCCATCCCCGTTCTTGCATTATCGTTGGCAGCACCAATTCCGAGGGAGGCTTTTTGCGGGATATTACTGGCAACCGCCGCTTCTGGCCTGTTCATGTATCCGGCAATGGGAAATTCCATCCGTGGGAGCTGACGGAGGTTGACCAGATCTGGGCGGAGGCGATTGAACGATACCGTGCGGGAGAGGAACTGTATCTCAAGGGCCGGGTTGCAGCGGACGCTTATGCCATGCAGCAGGACGCTATGGAATCCGATGACCGGGAAGGTGTCATTGCGGATTATCTGGAAACCCTGCTCCCGGTAAATTGGGACAAGATGGATTTGTTCCAGCGCAGGAGCTTCCTCGGCGGTAGCGAATTTGATGGAGCGCCGAAGGCCGGGACAATGCGCCGGGAGAAGGTCTGCATTATGGAAATCTGGTGTGAATGCTTTGGAAAGGAGCGCCAGAACCTTAAGCGGTCTGATTCCTATGAGGTTGAATCGATCTTGATGAAGGTTGGTGGCTGGGAGCCGATTCAGGGCTTGAAAAGCGGAAAAACACGGTTCCCGCTTTATGGGCCGCAGAAGACCTTCGTGCGCTGTCGGGAACAGACAGAGTGAGGTTGGGAACGTTCCTTTGTTGCCCTCTGCTGCTTCGGAACAGCGGCAAGGCACAGAGGATTTTCCCTGATAAACGGCGGTTTGGCGTTAGCCTGTTCCCATGTTCCTAAGAAAACTCCTATTAAGATTGAAATTATAAAAAAAGAAGAAAACAGATGCGCGTAACACACATATACGCGCGTAGAGATTTTTGCCACATTGGAACAGCACATGAGAACAGGAGGTATCGCCATGAGGGAAAGTTTTGTAGAAAAGAAGCTGACCACGGAGGCTAAAAAGCGTGGTGGGTTGGCCGTCAAATTCGTGTCCCCCGGTTTAGATGGGGTGCCTGACCGTTTGGTTTTGTTCCCCGGTGGGCGGCTGGCTTTTGTAGAACTGAAAGCACCGGGAAAAAAGATGCGGCCCCTGCAGCAGCTCCGGGCAAAACAGCTGACCGCTTTGGGGTTTTCGGTCTATACGATTGACAAGCCAGACATGATTGGAGGTGTCCTTGATGAAATACAATCCACATAACTATCAGAGCTTTGCAGCTGAATTTATTTTGGAGCATCCGGTTTGTTGCCTGATGTTGGATATGGGACTTGGGAAAACTGTGGTCACGCTGAGTGCGCTATGGGAGCTGGCCCTTGACTATTTTGATATCGGCAAAGTGCTGGTGATCGCGCCGAAGCGCGTGGCTACAGACACATGGCCGAGGGAGCTTTCAAAATGGGAACATCTCACGGGCCTGACTGCATCGCTGGTAATAGGAAACCGCGAGCAGCGTGAGAAAGCACTTAATTGCCCTGCATTCCTCTACATCATCAATCGGGAAAATGTCTGTTGGCTGGTGGAAAACCACAGATGGGATTTTGATACGGTGGTGATTGATGAGCTGTCCAGCTTCAAATCCAACCGGACGGAGCGGTTCAAAGCGATGAAGAAGGTTCGTCCTTTGGTGCATCGGGTGATTGGGCTGACCGGAACCCCGGCTCCCAACTCCCTGCTTGATCTGTGGCCGGAGATGTACCTGTTGGATATGGGCCAGCGGCTTGGGCGGTTTATCACTGGATACCGTGAGAGGTTCTTCACCCCAGATAAGCGCAACCGGGAAATTATCTACAGCTATAAACCTCGTGAGGGCGCGGAGGATGCTATTTACTCCCTGATTTCAGATATCTGTATTTCGATGAAAGCTGTGGACTATCTGGATATGCCGGAGCGCATCGACAACCGCATCGAAGTTGTTATGAGTGCAAAGGAGAAAAAGCTATATGACGATTTCTGTCGGAACATGGTGGTGCAGATTGGTGATGAGGAACTGGATGCAGTAAACGCAGGTGTACTTTCCGGCAAACTGCTTCAAATGGCAAATGGTGCAGTTTACGGTGATGATCGCAGGGTACTTCCCATTCACAGCCGCAAGCTGGATGCCTTAGAGGATTTAGTGGAGGCCGCAAACGGTAAACCCCTGTTGGTAGCGTATTGGTATAAGCATGACCTTGCCAGAATCCGGGAGCGCTTCCCGGAGGCGAGATGCATCGACACTTCAAGGGATATTTCTGATTGGAATGCCGGGAAGGTTCCGCTGGCCCTGATCCACCCCGCCTCTGCCGGACACGGCTTGAACCTTCAAGAAGGCGGCTGCACCATCGTCTGGTATGGGCTGACTTGGTCGCTGGAGCTGTACCAGCAGCTGAACGCCAGACTTTGGAGGCAGGGACAGAAACACACGGTGGTGATCCACCACATCATCACAAAAGGCACCCATGACGAGGATGTGATGAAGGCACTGGAAAATAAGGATATGCGGCAGTCGAATTTGATTGCAGCTGTCCGGGCAAGGATTGGAGGGTAAGCGATGAGCGAAAGGATAGAAATGATTATACGGGAGTATCCACAAATGAAAACCGAACTGCGGTGTCTGGAGCATCAGATTAAGAACTTCAAGGGGATTTCTGAAACGGAAATGATTGAGTCCATGAATTTCAGCAGCCCTGAAGGTGAGCGTGTCCAGACCAGCAACATCTCCAATAAGCCTGCCTCCATTGCTCTGAATTATCATGCTCGTATGGAAGAGATCAACCGGGAATGGTACGAGCATCTGGAAAAGCGTTATTTGATGCTGTCCGAGGACGTCCGCTTTTTCGAAGCGGCGTTGACTGCGTTGAGTGGGTATCTGCCGGACTTCATGACGGACATGGTGGTACATGGCTGCACTTGGGATTACTTGTGTGAGCATTACCATATTTCCCGGACGATGGTGGCAAAGAACCGCAGGAAAGCAATTGTAGAGCTGGATGAACTGTATCGGAAATACGATGATGAGATGGTTTCCTATATGCTGAGTTAAGGAGGGTTGACTATGATGTGTAAACGAGGCGATGTTTATTATGTGGATTTCGGTCAGAACACGGATAGCTGTGTGCAGTGCGGCATCCGCCCTGCGCTGGTGGTCAGCAACAATCGTGCAAATGCAAGCTCTCCTGTTATCACGGTGATTCCGCTGACTGCCCGTACATACAAGCGGCGTTCCATACCAACTCATGTGCTGGTGCCAAAAAGCTCCGGTAGCGGATTGTCTAAGAACAGCATGGCCTTGGCGGAGCAGGTCTGCACCATTGATAAATCTTCTCTCATGGAGAAGAAAGGCTCGGTGACCAGCGCACAGGTTATGGCGGCGGTTACAAGGGCGCTGCAAATACAGATAGGAGCTGTGGAGAAATATAACTGAGGTCTAATACTGATAAGGCCAGCCTTAAAGATTTTGTTTTTTAGGTAGTTCCAATTTTCCTGCTTTTTTGGTATATTATTAGCGGCAGCAAAACAAAGGAAAGGAAGTGCCAATAATGTGAGCATTTGGGACAAGTTATTTGGTAGGCAGGAGCCTCCGAAAGCCGTAAGGTCGAAAGCCGTAATCTTTGTAGACTATGAGCATTGGTATTATTCGTATAGAAAACTGTTTTATATGGTTCCAGACCCGGCGGCATGGAAAAGAAAACTGGATGAAGAATACGACATAGAAGATGTCATGATATTTGCCGACTTTGGCCATGATGGAATACAAGCAGAGCTGCCGAAACTACGAACCATCACAAATACAATTATTGAAACGCAAAATGCTTATGGGCGCTACAAAAAGGACATGACCGATTTTATCATGCTGGACTACATATACCAGACAGCAGCATTGAAACCGGAATACGATACCTACATTTTGTTCACCGGAGACGGGCATTTCCAGAGTGTTGTGAAATACCTTGTGCAGCGCCTAAAAAAGAAAGTGATTGTCTATGGAGTGGAAGGTGCCACCAGCAATCAACTGAAAGCAGTAGCCACCACCTGCATTGAGCTACCGGAAGACAGCGTGAAGGATTTGCCTATCCAGCAGATGATAATTCAGAATATGTCATACATATCAGGACACCCTGAAATCATTCCAACTTTCATGGGTACGGTACAAGCAGTATCCCGCCGAAATGAAGTGCCGGAACATCGGGTGAAAATAGTCTTGCAGGAGATGCTGGATTCCGGCCTTGTGTATCGGAAGGATTATAGAGTTGACTTTAACCGAAAGGTCAAGGTGATCGCTGCCGATTGGGAGAAGTTGCATGATGCTGGATTGTGGGAATATGAGTGACTGTAGCGGGATTGAGGCGATTTATTAAACAAATCGACGATTGTGACAGGCTTTGGCTGACAGCCCTAAAATAATTTTTACAGCAAACTAAGGAGGAAAAAATGTTATTCATTTCTGATATTCTCATCCGCTCAATAAGTGGATATATATTTATAGTTCCAGTTCTTATATTGTATTTCTTATATCTCAAAAAAACAGGAAGAAAGCAAAGCTTTCTTCATATTGTCACTGTGTTTTTGTTTTGTTATTACCTTTTTGGAATTTTGACTGTAACAGGAATTGGTTATACAAGCAAGATAAGATTCCGTCCCAATATCTCTCTAATTCCGTTTCTTGGTATGATAACCGGGCCAATAGATACCATGCTGAATGTTATTCTATTTGTTCCACTGGGAATTTTTCTGCCGTTGCTATATAAGAAATATCATCACATAAAGCCTGTTGCATTAACTGGTTTTCTGTTTTCTCTATTTGTTGAAATAGTTCAAATGTTTGGCTGGGGTTCAACAGATATAAATGACCTTATTACAAATACGGCTGGGGTCTGTTTAGGATATTTGATTTATTATTTGTTGTCAAATGTCATGCCTGATAATTTGAGAAAACAGTTTCATGCTGACAGGGTAAATGAACCGGTCGAAGTGCTTCTGTTTGCAATTTTTACATTTATATCCATGGTTACAGTTCAACCTTGGGTAGTTCATAGCTTACTCAATGTAAGATAACTTCCAGTTTGTCGGGAACGGTGTACTAAAGGTGTACTGTTTTTCAAAATCGAATGTGCTATTATTATAATTGCCGAAATGGAATGGGACTTGGAGCTTTGGCTCCGAGTCCTTTTTTCGTGGCCGGGCGGGACTTTCTATCCTTTCACCCACCCGTACATATGAAGGGAGATGGCAATTTTGTATACTGATAAAACACAGGAAGCAATGGCTTATTTGAAGAAGAAAAAGCGCTGGTTAACAGTGCAGCAATACCGAACCATTAAGGGCCAGATTCTGGCTGGTGATGAGGATGGTGCGATTCGCGGCATTGACCGTGTAATTGAGAGAAACAGGAAAGGACGTGCTTGCCATGCCGCGCAGACCTAACACTCCATGCAAGCATCCCGGCTGTGGTCGGTTGGTTCCATATGGGACAATGTACTGCGAGGAACATCAACCCCTCCACCGCCATGATGTGAAAACCACAGCGGAGAAAGGATATGGCAGCCGTTGGCGTAAGGCAAGAGCTGTTTATCTTCAATCCCATCCACTGTGTGTTCGCTGTCTTGCACGAGGACGTTATGTGAAGGCAACCGTGGTCGATCACATCACACCCCACCGTGGAGATCAGAAACTTTTTTGGGACAGAGAAAATTGGCAGGCGCTTTGCAAATCCTGCCACGATTCCAAAACGATGACCGAGGACAGATATGAGGAATACCGCTACCGGGAGGGGCGGTCAAAATCTCTGTGACCCGGCCTCTAAAAGACCGGCGCCCCCTCAAACGTGAATTTTTGCGAAATTAAAGAGGGGGGATACCCGGCAGGGGCGCAAAATCACCCCAAAATGCTATAAGATTACTGAAAAACCGTGCGGTTCCGATACTTTTTCGTATCAGGACAGCACTTTTATTTTGCGAAAAAGTACGATTTAAGGCTGTGAAACCATGCTGCAAAAGTGAGGTTTCCGGCCTTTTTTCTTTGCACAATTCAGCGAAAGGATGTGAAGCAATGACTGACTTTCAAGCGAAGCAAATACGGGAACTGAGGATGCGCGGCGTTGGCTACAGGGCCATTGCTTCGGTTGTTGGGCTATCCCGTGACATAGTACGAAACTATTGTAAAGGACACGGGCTGGATGGTTATGCCTCTGCCCTAACTTTGAACATGAAGGAGCAGATGGCCAGCGGCGCAGCGTGTATGTGCTGCGGGAAGCAGATTATTCAGGCTCCAACCGGGCGAAAGCGGAAGTTTTGCTCAGACAAATGTAGGCGGGAATGGTGGGCGGCTCACCCAGAGGCAATTCAGAGAAAGGCCACAGCTTACTATGATGTAACCTGCGCCTACTGCGGGAAGTCGTTCAAATCCTATGGAAATAAGAACCGCAGATACTGCTGCCACGAATGTTATGTGCGCGACAGGTTCTGGAGGGAAGAAGATGGCCGGGAGCCTTATGTGGGGCCAGCCGGACGTGAGGAGGAAAATCTATGAGTGCTATGGAATGGAAAACCCTGTCGGTGGATGCGCTCCGTCCGGCAGAATACAATCCCCGTAAGAAGCTCAAAGCGGGAGATAAGGAATATGAGAAAATCAAAAACTCCATTCAGGAGTTCGGTTATGTGGAACCTATCATCGTCAATTTTGACATGACGGTTATCGGCGGTCACCAGCGCCTGACCGTGCTGAAGGATATGGGATATACAGAAGTTCAGTGCGTGGTGGTTCATATTGAGGATGAAAACAAGGTGAAAGCTTTGAATATCGCTCTCAATAAAATCACGGGCGCATGGAACGAGCAGCTTCTGGCTGACTTGCTGGTCGATCTGCAGTCTGCGGACTTCAATACAGATTTTACGGGCTTCGAGGCACCGGAGATCGAGCAGCTTTTTTCCAAGGTACACAATAAGGCCATCAAAGAGGATGACTTTGATGTGGAGGAAGAACTGAAAAAGCCGACCATGTCTTGCAAAGGTGACCTCTGGCTTTTGGGGCGGCACCGTTTGGTTTGCGGTGATTCTACTCTGCCGGAAACCTACACTTCGCTCATGGATGGGCGGCGTGCCAATATGGTTCTGACCGATCCACCCTACAATGTGAATGTACAGGAAACGGCGGGTAGAATCCAGAATGACAATATGCCAGATGAGGATTTTTATAAATTCCTTTTCGCGGCGTTTGTAAATATGGAACAGAACATGGAGAATGATGCCTCCATCTATGTATTCCATGCTGACACGCAGGGATTGAACTTTCGCAGGGCTTTTGCCGATGCGGGATTTTATTTGTCCGGCTGCTGCATCTGGAAAAAGAATGCGCTGGTGCTTGGGCGATCTCCGTATCAGTGGAAGCATGAACCGTGCCTGTTTGGTTGGAAGAAAGGCGGCAAGCACCAATGGTATTCTGACAGAAAGCAGACCACTGTATGGGAATATGACCGTCCGAAATCCAGCAAGGAGCATCCGACCATGAAACCTGTGGCACTGATGGCCTACCCTATACAAAATTCCTGTATGAGTAACTGCATCGTGCTTGATCCGTTCCTTGGCTCCGGCTCCACCCTCATCGCCTGTGAGGAAACCGGGCGCATCTGCTATGGCATCGAGCTGGATGAAAAATTCGCAGATGTCATTGTGAAACGGTATATTGAGGCAGTCGGTTCCTCCGATGGTGTATATCTTTTGCGGGATGGCGAGAAGGTTCCTTATAATATTATAGCGACCAGCGATGAGAGCGAAGATGAGATTCCACTTTTCTGAACCACAGAAAATAGTTGAAGAAATATCAAAATAGGACTTGCTATTTCTGCCTTTTAGAGTGATTAATGTACTACCAAAAAACAAGGAGGCAGAAAACAATGAGAATTGAAACCAAGACCGAAAACCGAAAAGCAATGGTACAGGCCATCGGAGAATTTCTGGTAAAGGAAGCCCATTACATGGGGCCACCTACCTTCTCCTACACTGTAGGAAGTCTGATAATTGATCGAGATGGCGTTATCACCAGCGAGACAGATGATGGTGAAGAGCTGCTGATGCAGTTTTTGACCGAGAAAGGTTATGTGGAAGTTCCAACCGAGGAACTGAACATTCAGGTACCGTATGACACAGATAATCCTACAGCTTTGCGGAACATCATCGCCATGCTCCACGCAAGAGCATATTTGCTCAACCGAATCACCCGCCATGAGACCTTTTCCGTTAGCGATTCATTTCTGAACGAGCTGGAGCAGCTTCCCGAAGAAAACAGCTTCGAGGCGTTCCAGACCGCCCTGTCGGCGGCCACGGACGCGCTGAAAGGCGTTTCCTTCGCAGAGGGAGTAATTGCTTTCACCTTCCCTCTTTCCAAGAGCAGCGCAAAGAACCGGGCCTATGCAGAACTTTGCGGCCTAATGGCAGCACGGGCCAAGGAAGCCAAGAGATGCAGCGCGGAACCTGTAGTGCAGGAAAATGAAAAGTATTACCTTCGCATCTGGTTCATTCAGCTGGGGCTGTCCGGCAAAGACAGTAAAGAGTCTCGAAAAGCCCTGCTGGATGGCCTGAACGGCCACACAGCATTCCGCACTAAAGACGATGCAGATCGGTTCAGCGCTGCACAGAAGGAAAAACGTATGGCGGCAAAAGCAGCTCGGTTGGCGGCTCAAGAAAGTGAGGATCATGACGATGACATTTCCGAATAGAGGAATCGTGGAACGTGTCCGCAGGGATTATCCTGCGGGCACACGGGTAGAACTGGTTCGGATGGAAGATGTGCAGGCACCTCCGATGGGTACGCTCGGCACAGTCGAGGGCGTGGATGATACCGCATCACTTTTGATGAACTGGGATAACGGCTCCCACCTGAATGTGATTTATGGCGTGGATGCTGTTCGTAAAATTGAGTAGGAGGGTTTCTGAATGGAACAGGATATTCTTGATGAGCTTTACTACGGGCATATCGTGCCGTGGGAGAATCAAAATGATAAGACACCGGAAATGGAGTCGTTCAGCGAACAGGTGGATCAGGATATTGAATGCTTGGAAAAGCTGCTGGATGCCGAAGGGAAAAAAGTGTTGGAGCGGCTTTTGGATAACAGTGCAGAGCTGGAACGCTTGCAGGTTTGCGAGGGCTTTAAGGACGGATTTCGGCTTGGGGTGCAGCTTATGACTGCTGGAATGGGCAGCAGCAAAAAACCGTGAATTACACAATTCTTGCGGCGAATCATTGTGTAATATATTCCTCCGAATTGACTTGCTATTATCCTCTTTTAGAGCGAATATGTGTACACCGAAAGGGAAAACACATCAAAAGAAAACGGAGGATGCACCATGAACGAGAAAACAGCAAGACAGATCGAGGAAATGAAAAAGCAGACCATCGGAGTTGAGGTTGAGATGAACAACATCACCCGGGGAGCCGCCGCCAAGCTCGCCGCCGAATTCTTCGGTACCGGACGCTACGAGGACACGGCATACCGCAACGGCTACTACACTTGGAGCGCTTGGGATGCGCAGGGCCGGGAATGGAAATTCCAGAGGGATGTCAGTATTGATGGCCCGGACAGCGAAAAATGCGAAATGGTCACCCCGATCCTGACCTACGCTGACATGGAAACCTTGCAGGAGCTGATCAGGAAGCTCAGACGCGCAGGAGCGAAGAGCGATGCCACAAGAGGCTGCGGAGTTCACATCCACATCGGAGCCAACGGCCACACGCCGCAGACACTCAGAAACCTCGCCAACATTATGGCAAGTCATGAACGGCTGATTGCAGATGCCCTCGCCCTTGACCGGGGACGGATGAGCCACTACTGCCGCACGGTAAACCCTCGCTTCCTGCAGGAACTTAATAAGCGGAAACCCAAAACGATGTCACAACTTGCCGACATCTGGTACACCTCCAACGATGCCAACGACAGCAGAAGTCAGCACTACAACAGAAGCCGCTACCATATGCTCAATTACCATGCAACTTTTACAAAGGGAACGATTGAATTCCGGCTTTTCCAATTTGACGCTCCGGCAGACGGGAAACGCAATGGCCTTCACGCAGGGCAGCTCAAGAGCTACATCCAGCTTTGCTTGGCCCTCAGTCAAATGGCAAAAACAGTGAAAACCGCAAGCCCCAAGCCACAGCAAAACGAGAATCCGAAATACGCAATGAGAACATGGCTCCTTCGGCTCGGATTTATCGGCGAGGAATTCGCAACCGCGAGGGACATCCTGACCAGACGGTTGGCTGGAGATACAGCATTCCGCCACGGCAGAGCAGCCGCTTGAAGGAACCGCAGGAGTTAGCCTCCTGCCACCTTACCCTTGACCGCTTCGGCGGTCTTAAGGTGGTAGAAGGGTAATCCCTTCGGAAAGGATGGAACAGCCATGAAAAACAGGTATTACATTGCTTATGGGAGCAACTTGAACATCCATCAGATGTTTGCGCGTTGCCCCGGCGCAAAGATCATCGGCACCTCGGTGATTGAGAATTACCAGCTGCTTTTTAAGGGTAGCAAGACAGGCTCTTACTTGACCATTGAGCCGAAGGAAGGCAGGAGCGTTCCCGTTGCTGTCTGGTCGGTGACGGCCAGAGACGAAGCAGCACTTGATCGCTACGAAGGTTATCCTGCCTTTTACGACAAAGCAGAGATGAAACTGCCGATTAAAGGAATCAAATCCGGTAAAATCAGGACGCGGGACGTTTTCGTTTACATTATGCATGAGGATCGCCCACTTGGGCTGCCAAGTGAATATTACCTCGAAACTTGCCTGCAGGGGTACCAGAGCTTCAGATTTGATAAAAAAATACTATTTCAGGCTTATGCCGACAGTGACAGGAGGGAATGAAATGAAAATTGATGCAAACGCAAGAATTCGGATTTGTCCACGCTGTGGGAATGCCTACCACGGTGTTCCCTCCCTTTCAAGGGCCGACAATGAAACACTCATCTGCCCGGATTGCGGAACAAGAGAGGCTTTAGAAAGCATTGGTGTGGATGCGCAGGAGCAGGAAAAAATTCTTGATACCATTCACCGCTGCCAATCCGAGATGTAAGATACACAGTTTATCCGGCATTTATTTGTGCAAATTATGCTCCGAATTAACTTGCTATTATCCCTTTTTAGAGCGAATATGTACCTACCGAAAGGGAAAACACATTTTAAGGAGGACACAACCATGATGAAGAATTTGGCAGAGGCTTTTGAAAAGGAACAGGAAATCCGCAAGCAGTACGACGAAGCAAAGGACGAGGCTGGCAAGGAGGCCGCAAGAACGGCCCATAAAGCATGGGAAAACAGCGTAGCAGAAAACGGGATCGACTTCTGGAATGTCTACAGACTCTATTCCGATGCAAAAGAGCGCGGGAACGAATACATCGACCTGCGGGATTGCATTTGGGACAAAGATGTTCCCGCACTGATTTCCAACCTCCGGGTGCAGGGCATTAAGCGGTTCACTTTTTCCTCGAGTTGGTCAAGTGCGGTGGAAACCGCATGGCTTTTCCAGCAGAACGGCTGCACGCTGGAGGGGCTGGTCGAGATCAACGGTCAGTGCAAAGATTTCCACACGGGAGAATACGAAAAAGTCCACGGTTACATTTTCCGCATCAACTAAGCTCCTGAAAAGCCAACAGAGCCGCAAGGCTCTTTTGGTCATATATAGCCAATTCCTCTGGCAGATATTTGTGTGTTTTATGGTTCAGAATTGACTTGCTATTATCCCTTTTTAGAGCGAATATGTACCTACCGAAAGGGAAAACACATAAAACGGAGGAACCCAAAATGAAAATCAGTTATATGTTAAACAGTGTGTCCATTACAAAATCGCTGGCCGAATGGTATATTGGTGCATATGCTCTTGAACGACTGACCGATGCTACGATCAAGGGCTATAAAAGAAACGGAAGAAAGAAAAATAAAATGTGGCTGGAGGGCACGGGTTTTCTCACAATAATTTTAGATTGAGAGACCATCGCCGCCAGACGGAGATATAGGATACACAGTTTATTTGATAGATATTTGTGTAGATTATTCTCAGAATTAACTTGCTATTATCTCTTTTTAGAGCGAATATGTACCTACCGAAAGGGAAAACAAAATAATCGGAGGATACGAACATGAAAAACGATGGAATCAAAAGAGGTCAGGAAAGCACATGGAACACCGCAAACCACTACTGCTTGCCGAACATCACCACGATGGAGAAACTTTCCATGAAGGTTTGCGCCGGAGAAGGCGCGGTGCTGAAGATGGGCGATAAGGTTTTGGTTACCGATTGCGCTTGGAAGGGTTTTATTGCCGGGGTGTACGAGTTCCTTGAAACCCCAGAAGAAACCGGGTTCGGATACATTGAATGCCGACTGAGTCTTATAGCCATGAGCGGGGAGCTTTTTGAGGATGGCGGTCACGCTATCGCTTGGGCGATGACGATTTAAAACACAGTTTCACAAAGATGCAGAGCCGCAAGGCCCTGTATCTCGTTACGGAGGTCGCAGAGATGCGGCTTTTTTTGTTGCCATTTTTACCGAGAGGAGGTGGGAGCATGGCACAGAGAGGAAGAAAACCGAAGCCTACGGCCCTTAAGCAGCTGGAGGGCAATCCGGGCGGCAGACCCCTGAATACGAAGGAACCGAAGCCAGAGAAGAAAGCTCCCCGCTGTCCTTCGTGGCTTGAGGATGAAGCAAAAAAGGAATGGAGACGGATGGCAAAGGTGCTGGAGGCGATGGGCCTGCTGACAGAAATGGACATGGCAGCCTTCGCCGGGTATTGTCAGGCTTATGCTCGGTGGAAGGAAGCGGAGGAGTTTTTGACGCAGCATGGCTCTATGGTGCGCACCCCCAACGGATACCTGCAGCAGGTGCCGCAAGTTTCCATTGCCCAGACAAATATGAAAATCATGCTTAAGTTCTGTGAGCAGTTTGGCCTCACCCCATCTGCCAGAAGCCGCATTGTTGGCGGTGACAGCAACAGTGATGAAGATGATGAAATGGAGAAACTTTTGGAAGGGGGTGGATGCTGATGGCATTTGAATATACCCCTTCCCCATTTATGCTCCCTGACTCCAGATATGACGAGAAGAAAGCTGATCACGCCGTAGCCTTTATTCAAAACTTGAAACACACAAAGGGCAAGTGGGATGGGAAACCGTTTTTTCTGCTGCCTTGGCAGGAGCAGATTGTCCGGGATATTTTTGGAATCGTCAATCTGGAGGGCAAACGGCAGTTTCGCAGTGCCTACATTGAAATCCCAAAGAAGAACGGAAAATCGGAGCTTGCTGCCGCAATCGCCTTATACCTTCTTTACGGGGACGGTGAGGCCAGCGCCGAGGTGTACAGCTGCGCCAATGACCGAAGTCAGGCATCCATCGTATTTGACGTTGCCAAGCGGATGGTGGAGAAATCTCCTGCGCTTATGAAGCGTTCAAAGATCGCAGCGGCCACCAAGCGCATCGTCAACTACCGGAATGCTGGATTTTATCAGGTGCTTTCAGCCGAGACAGGTACAAAGCATGGTTTGAATATTTCTGGGCTGGTATTTGATGAGATACACGCGCAGCCAAACCGGAAGCTGTATGACGTTATGACCAAAGGCTCCGGCGATGCCCGTGAGCAACCTCTCTTCTTCATTATCACCACTGCAGGTACGGATAAAGAGAGCATCTGCTATGAGCTGCATACCAAAGCACTTGATATTATGAATGGCAGAAAGATCGACCATTCTTTTTATCCTGTGATTTACGGCCTGAGTGATGAGGACGATTGGAATGACGAGGCAAATTGGTACAAAGCGAATCCATCCCTTGGATACACGATCAGCATTGACCGAGTGCGGGATGCTTATCGGGATGCCTTGGAAAATCCGGCAGAGGAAAACGTGTTCAAGCAGCTTCGGCTGAATATTTGGACGAATTCTACGGTTGTGTGGATACCGGAGCATATTTACGAGAGAGGAAATTTACCGATAAACCCAGCGGAGCTTGAAGGCCGGGATTGCTATGCGGGGCTTGACCTCTCCTCCACCTCAGATATTACAGCGTTGGTATTGGTGTTCCCGCCGAGGACAGAGAATGAGAAATACATTGTCCTGCCGTTTTTCTGGCTCCCGGAAGAGACGCTGGAGCTGCGGTGCCGCCGCGACCATGTTTTGTACGATGTCTGGCAGAGGCAGGGCTACATCTTGACTACAGAGGGGAATGTCATTCATTACGGATTTATTGAGCGCTTTATTGAACGGCTTGGAGAAAAATATCACATTATCGAAATCGCCTATGACCGCTGGAATGCCACACAGATGGTACAGAACCTTGAGGATATGGGCTTCACGATGGTGCCTTTCGGACAAGGGTTCAAAGATATGTCACCGCCCTCCAAAGAGCTGTACAAGCTGCTGATGGAGGGCAATATCAATCATGGAGGCAATCCCGTTCTCAAGTGGATGGCCCAGAACGTGGTTATGCGGCAAGATCCCGCTGGAAATATTAAACCCGACAAGGAGCGCTCCGTGGAGAAGATCGACGGGATCGTTGCTCTCATCATGGGCCTTGACCGCTGCATCCGAAGCGCACCTGCTACCAGCGTCTACGATGAACGGGGCATCCTGTTCATTTAATCAATGAGCGCTGCAATCACTCCAATAAGGACAATTACGATGAGGACGGTAAAGCATCCCCATTTTCCATCTTCCTTTCCAATGCGGAAGGTCAGCCATAGTAGGCCAATAAACGCGAGGAAATAATCCATTATATGACCTCCTTCCCGTGGATTGGTTTTAGAATGCGCTGAAAGGTGATATCCAGCCGGATATTCCCGTTGGTTAATGGGTAGATTTCAAAATTATCCGCTTCGAGGATTACTTGCGAGAATGCTCGTGGATGCAGCACCGATAATTCAGGCAGTTCAATAGAAATGGAGCCGAGATTGAAATCCTGATCAATCTCGATGTCCATGCTGCCTTCCGGTGTGGTTTCTGCGACCAGCTTCTGCAATCTGGCGGCTGCTTCCATCATCTTGCGATACCGCTGGATATTTAGGAGTTGCACAGTAGGCTTCGGAAGCCATCGGAGATAATCCAGCAGGGCATCCAAGGCGGTTTCATAATCATAGTTTTCCTGTTTGTTCATTCTGATCTCCTTTCAAAGTTAAAGGGCACCGCCATGTACTTTCTGACGGTGTCCTTTTGTTGATGGGTACTGATACATGGTGGAGCGAATTCCGTGATAAGGATTCGGATGCTCCCGGTTTTTCCTGCGGCAATCTTTACAGCGCTTGGGAAGTTTCATACCATTGTCAACTTTCTGAATGAATTCATCCAAGGAGATTGTAAAGATGCTTCCACATTCAACGCATTGTTCTTGACGGACTACAAACATGAAATCACTTCCTTCCTTTTTGGGGGCGCACTCTGACGGTCACATTGTTTACCGCAAAGGGTGGGGTGCTATTTATACCGCAAAGGGGGAGCCCCCAAATGGCCGATTTTCGACCTTTTTCGCAAGAGTTCATGAAAAGTTTACAAATGGCGGCATTTTTCAGCAGCCGCATTCAGAGAGGAGCGTGTATTCTATGGGATTTTTATCTGGTATCTTCCGGGCGAGAGATAAGCCCACCAATAGCACATCCGGCAGCGCCTACCGATTTTTTCTTGGCGGTAGCACTTCTGGAAAAAATGTAAATGAGCGTTCTGCCATGCAGATGACAGCGGTCTATGCCTGTGTCCGGATTCTGTCTGAATCAGTTGCTGGTTTGCCTGTCCATCTCTACAGATACCGGGATGATGGCAGCAAGGAAAAGGCGATTGACCATTCACTGTATCGGCTGCTTCATGACGAGCCGAATCCGGAGATGACTTCCTTTGTGTTCCGGGAGACCTTAATGACACATCTACTCCTGTGGGGCAACGCCTATGCACAAATTATCCGTAACGGCAAGGGTGAGGTTCTGGCCCTCTACCCTCTGATGCCCAACCGGATGACGGTAGATCGGGATGACAAAGGACATCTGTATTATCAGTACCAAATGCAGGACTCGGATGCGCCAACCATGAAAACCGGAACTGTCATTCTGAAGCCAACCGATGTGCTTCATGTTCCCGGCCTTGGGTTTGATGGGCTGGTTGGTTATTCGCCGATTGCTATGGCAAAGAACGCTATTGGCATGGCGATTGCCTGTGAAGAATACGGGGCTAAGTTCTTTGCAAACGGTGCCACTCCCGGAGGTATTTTGGAGCATCCCGGTACAGTCAAAGATCCGGCGAGAGTCCGGGACAGCTGGAGCGCAGCATTTGGCGGTAGCAGCAACTCCAATAAAGTGGCTGTGCTGGAAGAAGGCATGAAATACACGCCGATCTCGATCTCGCCAGAACAGGCACAGTTTTTGGAAACAAGAAAATTCCAGATAGATGAAATTGCTCGAATTTTCCGGGTACCGCCTCATATGGTAGGTGACCTTGAAAAGTCGAGCTTTTCTAATATTGAGCAGCAGTCTCTTGAGTTCGTGAAATACACGCTGGAGCCGTGGATTGTCCGTTGGGAGCAATCCATCAACCGGGCGCTTCTTTCCGAAAACGAGAAGGCTGCTTATTTTGTCAAGTTCAACGTGGAGGGCCTTCTGCGTGGCGATTACCAAAGTCGTATGGCTGGTTACGCTACTGCTCGCCAGAATGGCTGGATGTCCGCAAATGATATCCGGGAACTTGAAAACCTTGACCGCATCCCGCCGGAACAGGGCGGTGACCTATACCTGATCAACGGCAACATGACAAAGCTGGAGGATGCGGGGCTATTCGCTGCCAGCAGCGGAAAGGAGGAAAATTCCGATGAAAGTGAAGAAGTTTTGGAAGTGGACGAACCGGACGGTTCTGAATCAGGAGACGCAGGAGCAGACACAGGAAAGGACACTGTTCCTGAACGGCACCATCGCCGAGGAAAGCTGGTTTGACGATGACGTTACTCCCCAGATTTTCAAGGACGAGCTGACCAGCGGCAGCGGGGACATTACGGTGTGGATCAACTCTCCGGGTGGTGATTGTGTCGCAGCGGCGCAAATCTACAATATGCTGATGGACTACCCCGGCAATGTCACCGTGAAAATTGATGGCATTGCCGCCTCCGCCGCCAGCGTGATTGCAATGGCTGGTACGAAGGTGATGGTTTCCCCCGTTTCCATGTTGATGATCCATAACCCGGCCACCATCGCATTTGGGGATACGGCTGAGATGCAGAAAGCCATCGCCATGCTGGATGAGGTAAAGGAATCCATTATCAATGCCTATGAGATCAAGACCGGGTTATCCCGTGCCAAGCTGTCCCGCCTGATGGATGCGGAAACTTGGATGGATGCCCACAGTGCCGTGGAGTTGGGATTCGCAGATGAGATCATGAAACGCCAGACCGATGAGGAAGCGGATACCGAGGGCTCCGGGGAGGTCACGGCCTCCAATCTGTATTCCCGTGCTGCCGTTACCAATTCCCTGATGGATAAACTGGCGGCAAAGTGCCGTATCCAGTCGAATCCTGTCAAACCAGAGCGCTCCGTTGATTCCCTCATGGAGCGCTTGAACCTTATCAAACAACACATTTAATGGAGGTATTTTCTATGACTATTCTTGAACTGCGTGAGAAGCGCAATACCGCATGGAATGCTGCCAAGGCATTCCTTGAATCCCATCGTACCGAGAAAGGTACTTTGACTGCCGAGGATGACGCCACCTACACCCAGATGGAACAGGAAATCAACGATCTCGGCAAGGAGATCGCTCGTCTGGAGCGTCAGGAGGCGCTGGAGGCAGAGCTTTCCAAGCCCGTAAACACCCCGCTCACTTCCAAACCGGGCAGTGGCAAAGCGGACGAGGCTAAGACTGGCCGTGCTTCCGATGCCTACCGCAAAGCAATGCTGGATGCTTTCCGCTCCAACTTCAAGCGCGTGTCCAACGTCCTGCAGGAAGGCGTGGACGCAGATGGCGGTTATCTGGTGCCGGAAGAATATGATCATCGCCTGATTGATATTTTGACGGAAGAAAATATCATGCGTGGCCTCGCCACCACAATCACCACTTCCGGTGAGCATAAAATTAACATCGCTGCTACCAAGCCTGCGGCGAGCTGGATCGAGGAAGGCGGCGCACTGACCTTTGGCGATGCCACCTTCTCCCAGATTCTGCTGGATGCCCATAAGCTCCATGTGGCCATTAAGGTAACGGAGGAGCTTTTGTACGACAATGCGTTTGGTTTGGAGAATTATATCATCACGCAATTCGGCAAGGCCCTCGCCAATGCGGAGGAGGACGCTTTCCTGAATGGTGATGGTACCGGGAAGCCTCTGGGCCTGTTCTCTGCTGTTGGCGGCGGCACTGTGGCAGGTACGCTGTCTGCGGCGATCAAGTCCGACGATATGCTCGATCTGGTGTATGCCCTGAAGCGCCCCTACCGTAAGAGCGCCAGCTTTATCATGAACGACAAAACGCTGGCCCTGCTCCGTAAGCTGAAGGACAACAATGGTGCCTACATCTGGCAGCCTTCTTATCAGGCCGGGGAACCTGACCGGGTGTTGGGTTATGCGGTACACACCTCTGCTTATGCGCCGGAGGATGCCATTGCCTTCGGTGATTATAAGTATTACAACATCGGTGATCGGGGTTCCCGTTCTTTCTCTGAGCTGCGGGAGCTGTTTGCCGGGAATGGCATGATCGGTTACGTTGCCAAGGAGCGTGTGGACGGAAAACTGATCCTGCCGGAAGCTGTGCAGATTTTGAAGCTGCAGGCGAGTGCGTGATGATCAGATGCGGAAGCGGTGTCCTTCGGGAGCCGCTTCCCTCTATTTTTGAAAGGGGGCGGTGTACTTGATTGTATCGCTGGAAGAAATGAAGCAGTATCTTCGTGTTGATTTTGAGGATGACGATCAGTTAATTGCCGACCTCATTTCCTCCTCCGTATCGCTGTGTAAAGATGTACTTCGGACGGATGATGATACCATGCTGGTCGGAGCCGGGAACGGGAAAGCCGCTGTAATGTATACGGTAGCATATCTGTACGAGCATCGGGAGGAAGCTGACCACCACGATTTGATTCTCACCCTCCGCTCCCTGCTGTTTGGTTCGAGGAAGGAGGGCTTTTGATGAATATTGAGCTGCTGAATGTTCGGATTTTTATCAGCAAAAACGAGGTGGTGACCGATGCGGTTGGAAACCACATAAATGTCTGGAAGGAATACTACACCTGTTATGCTACGGTCAGTGCCGAAGCTGGCAAGGAGGAAACCTCCGCAGGGTTGGTGGTGGATAATTCCAAGATCGACTTCACAATCCGCTGGTGCAAGAAGGCGGCGGAGATCACATCGGATAACTATCAGGTGGAGTTCAACGGCGAGCTATATAACATCTCCGCTGTAAATCACATGAATTACAGGAAAAAGTGCATCAAACTTTCCTGTGAGAAAGTGAGGCGGTGACGATGGCACAAAGAGTATCTATTGACGGGTTGGCAGATGCGGTGATGGAAAACCTCATGGAATATGCTGATCTTGCTGCCAGCGATGTGAAGAAGGCTGTTCGTAAAGCTGGAAATACTGCCCGGAAGGAGATCGAGGCCGGAGCGCCAAGAGATACCGGGGCATACGCCAAGAGCTGGTCTGTAAAAACCACGAAGGAAAGCTCCAGCGCGTTGCAGGTCACAGTGCATTCCAAAAACCGCTATCAGATCGCGCACCTGTTGGAACATGGCCATGCTAAGCGCGGCGGTGGCCGGGTAGCCGCAAGGCCACACATCGCACCAGCGGAGGAGCTTGCTGCCGAGCAGCTGGAACAGGATATAGAGAGGAGCTTGAGCAATGGATGAATTGCTTGTAATGCTAAATGAAATGGGGATTCCTTTCGCTTATGACCATTTTGCGGAGGGCGAATCCCCGGAGCCGCCGTTTATCTGTTACCTTCTGCCGCAAAGCGATCATTTTTCCGCTGATGGGAAGGTCTATTACAAAATAAGCGGTGTGCATATAGAGCTGTACACGGATATCAAAGATCTGTCCGTGGAGCAGAAAGTCGAAGCTGTGCTGGATACGCACGGCATTTTTTATGAAAAATCGGAGGTCTGGATAGAGAGCGAAAGGCTCTACGAAGTCCTCTACACATTTGAAATGGAGGTCTGATTTTTATGGGAAACAAAGTCAAGTTTAACCTGAAAAATGTTCATGCTGCCAAGCTGACCGAAACGGAAACGGATGGCGTGACCACTTTTTCCTATGACACCCCCAAGGCCATCCCCGGCGCGGTGAGTATCAGTCTGGATGCGGAGGGTGAAACCAGCCCGTTCTATGCGGACGGTATCGTGTATTTCCGCAGCGTGACCAATAACGGATACAGTGGCGATCTGGAGATTGCCCTGATTCCTGAGTGGTTCCGTACAGAGATTCTGCAGGAGATGCTGGATGCCAAGGGTGTGCTGGTGGAGAACAGCGGTGTTGGCGAGAGCGTGAAGTTCGCCCTTCTCTTTGAATTTGATGGTGATGTGAACGCAATCCGCCATGTGCTGTACAACTGCTCTGCCTCCCGTCCGTCCATCGAGTCGGAGACCAAGGAGGACACCATTGAACCGGGAACAGAAACCCTTTCCATTACAGCTGATCCCCGCTCGGACGGCCTTGTGAAAGCCCGTACCGGGGACGGTACCGACCAGCAGGCGTATACGAACTGGTACAAATCGGTCTACACGCCTACCCCAAAGGAAACGGATGAAAGCGAGGTGCAGTAAGCCATGATTAAGAAAGAGATAGAAATCTGCGGCAAGAAGGTGCCTTTTCGTTCCTCGGCCACGATTCCCCGCCTGTACCGGGCAAAGTTCAAGCGGGACATCTTCAAAGACCTGTCCAAGCTGGAAAAATCCTATAAGGGCAAGACGGAGAACGGTGAGGAGCTGCAGATCGAGGATTTGGAGATCTTCGAGAACGTGGCTTATGTCATGGCCTACCATGCGGACAATACGATCCCGTCCAGCATTGATGAGTGGCTCGACCAATTCGATATGTTTTCCATCTACGAAGTCCTGCCGCTGATTCTGGAGCTGTGGGGCCAGAACATGATTACGGATGTACAGGCAAAAAAAGGATTGGCAGAAGTGAGCGGGAAATGACCACGCCCCTGTTCCTTCTGCGCTGTGTTGAATTAGGCGTTTCTGTCCGTGATCTTGATCTGCTCACGATTGGGCTGGTACTGGATATGTGGACGGAAAAAGCTAACGATGGCGTGAAGTATAAACGGGTAGCAACACAGGAAGATTTCGACAAATTTTGACATTGGCGCATCCAAGGCGGGTGCGCCATTTTACATAGTCTGGAGGTGAGGAATGTATGGCAAGCAGAATCAAGGGCATCACAGTTGAAATCGGCGGCGATACCACAGGTCTGGAAAAAGCCCTGAAGAGTGTTAATTCTTCTATCAAGACCACACAGTCCGAGCTGAAGGATGTAAATAAGTTGCTGAAACTTGATCCAAGCAATACGGAGCTGCTAACGCAGAAGCAGAAGCTCCTGAAGGATGCCATCTCATCCACAAAGGAAAAGCTGGACACCCTGAAAACAGCGCAGGAACAGGCCAAGGCGCAGCTGGAAAGCGGTGATCTGGGACAGGACAAGTACGATGCTCTTCAGCGGGAAATCATTGAAACCGAGCAGGAGCTGAAGCGGCTGCAGGAACAGGCGATTGAATCCAATGCTACCCTCGCCAAGATCGAGGAGGTTGGCGGCAAGCTGGAATCCGTGGGTAATTCCATTTCCGGTGTCGGCAAAAAGATGATGCCCGTTACGGCTGGAATTACGGCGCTTGGCACGGCGGCGGTCACTACGGCGGCGGATTTTGAATCCTCTATGTCGCAGGTACAGGCCACGATGGGCATTACCAAGGATGCGATGTCCGAGGTGGATGGGCAGACCGTCAATACGATGGATACCCTTTCCGCTCTGGCAAAGAAGATGGGCGCTGAAACTGCCTTTTCCGCATCGGAATGCGCCGAGGCGCTGAACTATCTGGCATTGGCAGGTTACGATACACAGCAGATGTGCGACACCCTGCCTACCGTCCTGAACCTTGCGGCTGCTGGCAGCATTGATCTTGCTTCCGCTTCAGACATGGTCACAGATGCCATGTCCGCCCTCGGTATGGGTGTTGATGAAGCGGAGACGATGGTTGACCAGATGGCAAAGACCGCTTCTACCACCAATACCTCGGTAGCGCAGTTGGGTGAAGGAATCCTGAAGATCGGCGCAACAGCGAAATCCATCAAGGGTGGCACCGCAGAGCTAAATACGGCCCTCGGCATCCTTGCTAATAACGGTATTAAGGGTGCAGAAGGCGGTACCCACCTTCGAAACGTCATCCTGTCCCTGCAGAGTCCGACAGATACAGCGGCCTCCCTCATGGAAGAGCTTGGTTTGCAGGTCTATGATTCCGAGGGCAATATGCGCTCCCTGAATGATATTCTGGGGGATTTGAATACCAGCATGGATGGTATGACCTCGGAAGAAAAGAGCAATATCATCAGCAAGATTTTTAATAAGACTGATCTCTCCTCCGTTAACGCTTTGCTCGCCAATACCGGGGACACATGGGATGACCTGCAGGCTTCCATTGAAGCCAGCGGCGGTGCGGCGCAGCAGATGGCAGACACACAGTTGGACAATCTGTCCGGCCAGCTGACCATTTTGAAGTCAGCATTGGAAGGTCTGGCGATCTCTTTCGGTGAAATCCTGCTCCCTGCGATTAAGGGAGTGGTGGAGAAAATACAGGGATTCGTAGATAAGCTCAATGCGATGGATGACAGCCAGAAACAGGCTATCGTCCGGATTGCGGCAATTGTCGCAGCCATCGGCCCTATGTTAATTGTGCTTGGTAAAACCATTTCTACAGTGGGAAGCGCCATGAAAGGCTTTTCCTCACTGGCTAAAACAGTCGGCAAGCTGGGTGTGAAGATCGCCGGGAGCAGTGGCTCCATTACGGGGCTTGGCAGTGCGCTTGGGGCCGTGGCAGGCCCTGTGCTGGCCGTGGTCGCTATCGTTGCTACTTTGGTGGCAGCGTTTAAGCACCTGTGGGATACCAACGAAGAGTTTCGGGCGGCGATCACAGCCATTTGGGAGGGAATCGTCTCCAAGTTTCAGGCATTTGCGCAGGGGATCGTTGACCGCTTGAATGCGCTTGGTTTTGATTTTGAGTCCATCGTGGATGTGCTGAAGGCCATCTGGGACGGTTTTTGTAATCTGCTGGCCCCGGTCTTTGAGGGTGCTTTTGCGGCGATCTCAGCCATCCTTGGCACGGTGCTGGATGTCATCACAGGGATTCTGGATGTATTTATCGGCCTGTTTACCGGGAATTGGGGCCAGCTCTGGAATGGCGTAAAGGAGATATTCTCCGGTATCTGGGATGGGATCACAGGCGTGTTCAGTGCCGCCCTCAACATGATCCGGGGCATTGCGGACACCGTGCTGGGCTGGTTCGGTACCAGCTGGAACGAAGTGTGGTCTGGTGTGAAATCGTTCTTCGAGAACATCTGGAACGGAATCACATCCTTCTTCTCCGGCATTTGGGAGACCATCACAAACGTGGTGCAGACAGGAGTCATGCTGATCGGCTCCATCCTGAGTGCGGCATGGGACATCATCACATTGCCATTCCAGTTTATCTGGGAAAACTGTAAGGATATTATTATCAGCGTTTGGAACGCCATCAAAAATACAGTATCTACAGTGATCAACGCGGTGGCCGGGGTGATTTCCTCCGTGATGGGAGCCATCCAGAACGTGATTTCCACAGTCTGGACAGCGATCAGCACCAAAGTTTCAACGGTGGTGAATGCCATCAAGACCACGGTCAGCACGGTATTCAACGCCATCAAGTCCGTGGCATCCACGGTTTGGAACGGGATTAAGTCCGCGATCAGCACTGTGGTGGACGGGATCAAGAGCAAGGTTTCCTCTGTCTTCAATGCGGTCAAGAGTACGGTGACTTCTGTATTCAACGGCATCAAAAGCACCACCACTTCCGTCTGGAATGGAATAAAAAATGCGATTGTGACGCCAATCGAAAATGCGAAGAACACCATTAAGGGCATTGTGGATAAGATCACAGGGTTCTTTTCCAGCATGAAGATATCTCTGCCCAAAATTAAACTGCCACACTTTAAGATTTCCGGTAGTCTGTCCATTGCGCCGCCGAGTGTTCCCCATCTGTCGATTGACTGGTATAAGGAAGGCGGCATTATGACACGGCCTACGCTGTTTGGCATGAACGGCAGCTCCCTCATGGCAGGAGGGGAAGCCGGGGCGGAAGCGATCCTGCCGCTGAAGAATTTCTATAACCAGCTCTCCGCCATGTTGGATTCAAAGCTGAATGTGAGCGGGATGGAGAAGTATCTTGCGATCATCGCGGATAACTCCAGCAAGGGAATTTATCTGGAGGATGGAACGCTTGTCGGGCATCTGCTCCCCGCCATTGATGGAAAGCTGGGCCAGATGCAGAAGCTGAACAGGAGGTTGAGCCTATGAGACCGGATATAAAACTGAATGAGCTTTGGGTGTCCGGTCTTGGATGGCTGCGGGAGAGCGTGAATTTCCCCACGCCGCAGTCCCAGACCAACACCATTGTGGTGCCGGGGCGAAATTCTCCCATCCGATATACAGAAGCTCTTGGGCGAGTGTCGTACCAGCCACGGAGCTTTGAAATTGTGCTGTCGATGCTTGGCACCAGAACGAGGTTTAATGCAATGGTCAGCACAGTTGCAAATCAGTATGCTGGGCGGCTTACGAAGGTCATTTGCAGCGAGGAAACGGGTTTATACGCCATCGGTACGCTGGAAATGGCCCCGGCCTATGATCCGCTGACCGGAAAGGGCCAGCTTACAATCAGCTGCTCCGATGGGGATGCCTACCGCTACCATGTGGAGGAAACCGTGGTGACGGTCACGGGAGGCGGCACGGTATATCTGGATAATGACTATATGCCAGTCGTCCCGGTCATCACGGCCACAGCGGAAACGGCGCTGGGCTGGCAAGTTGGGACAGACACCTTCCAAAAGACGGTCAGCTCAGGCACTTGGGAATTTCCTGAGATGGAGCTGCAGGCCGGACGGAACACCATATCCGTGACAGGTTCCGGCACGGTGACCTTCCGATACCGGGAGGGATGCCTATGAGATTATTCCGAATTTATGTGGATGGCGCTCTTTTTTACCATCCGCAGCTATCCAAGCTGGCTGTTACCGAAGCGAAGGTTGAGGAGGATGCGGAGAACATCGACAGTCTGACGCTCTCCGCCCCATACAATCATCCATACCTTTCATCCATCAAACCGATGGCTTCCACAATCGTCTGCAAGAAAGGCAGCGAGACGGTGTTTGAAGGACGGGCGCTGGATGAAGGCAGCGATTTTTATAACACGCACACATGGACGTGTGAATCTGCTCTCGCTTATCTGAAAGACAGCCAGCAGCCTCCCTATAGCTACAAGGGCAGCCTCCGGGGGCTGCTGGAATACTTTATTGCCGAGCATAACAAATGCGTGGAGGAACAGAAGCAGTTTTCCATTGGCGAAGTGACCGTAACGGATGACAACGATTATATTTCCTACAGCAATTCCGATTATTCCATGACGATGGATGCCATCCGCGAGAAGCTCATCAATACCCACGGCGGCTACCTGCGTCTCCGCTATACTGCCGAAGGCAAGGTGCTGGACTATCTTGCGGATTTTACCGAGGCGTCGCTCCAGAAAGTGGAGTTTGGGAAGAACCTCACCGATGTAAAGCTCACCTTTGACCATACGGAGCGTGTAACCGCTCTGATTCCGCTTGGAGCGAAAATCACTACCACAGATGAGGAAGGAAACGAGGTGGAAACGGATGAGCGCGTGGATATCACTTCCGTTAATGATGGCAAGAACTATGTGTGCGATGAAGCCGCCGTAAAGGAGATTGGCTGGATATGGTCAACGGAGGTCTGGGAGGATGTTACCCTCCCCAGCAATCTGCTGCGGAAAGCAAATGCGAGGATTGCGGAGCTGTCCAAAGGCATTACAAGCATGGAACTGACCATTGTGGATGAGTCGGATACCGGGGCGGATATTGCGGACATTCATGCGAGGCAGTATGTGTACTGCTTATCCCCGCCGCATGGCATAGACGGGCGGTATCTGTGCATCCAGCGGACGAGGGATTATCTGAATCCATCCGGTAACACCATCACCATTGGGGCCAGCGGCATCAAGCTCACTTCCATTTCCGCAAAGCAAAACCAGAACCTGAGTTCATTGGAGCAGCAGACGGAAAAGCTGGAGGACATCTATGGCAAGGTGGAGGATATCCAGTCGGCAAAGATGTACCGGACAGAGCTGGTGGTGGAAGGTACCAGCATCTTCCGGGATAAGGGCCAGATGAGCAGACTCTCTTGCCGGGTGCTGTCGTGGGATAAGGACATCACGGCCTCCCTGCCGGATTCCGCTTTTGAGTGGCACAGGAAGTCAGGCAATGCGGAAACCGATGCCGATTGGGATGGGCTGCACAAAGGCATGAAATCCGTAACCATATCAACCGAGGATGTATGCGACAATGCATCCTTTTATTGCGAAGTCACGATTTAATTTGAAGGAGGAACACAAATGGCTACTATACTAACATCCAGCCAGCAGACTTTCGTGGACATCACAGACCAAAGGAAGCTGTCGGCCTACATCACATCGAACCTGCCTAAGACGCAGAGTGAAGATCCGAACACTCTGCCCCACGCCTATGCGCCGAGCTGGGAGACCTCCCATCTGGTGCTAACTCCGGTGATTTTCTTAGACCAGACCAATGTGGCATTGGACGCATCCGGCCTGACGATTTCATGGAAACGCAAGGACGGAACGGGAGCGGAGAGCGCACTGACTACCGGAGAATCGGTTTCCAAGGGCGTACTGACTGTCAGCCAAAACAAGCTGGCGGATTCCACCTCCGGCATGATTACCTATATCTGCTATATCAGCTACTACGATTCTGAAACCAAGAATACGGTCAATATTTCTTCGGACATCACCTATACGCTGGTTAAAAATGCGGAGAACGCAAAGCTGGCCTATGTGACCGCAGACACCTATGTGTTTAAGTACAATACTTCTTCCGCTTTGGTGGGCGCGACACAGGCTACCCTGACCGCACAGGTGCAGGGCGTAGCGGTCAGCAAGTGGCAGTATCTGAATGCATCCGGTGTTTGGACGGATTATCCGACCACCTCGGACAATACCAGCATCACGGGCGGCACTCTGGTGGTAAAGCCTGCCCACGCAGTATTTTTTAATAATGTGGCGCAGATCAAGCTGGTGACGGATGATGTCGATGTGTTTGATACCATCTCCATTACCAAGATGTATGACGGTGAACAGGGCCAGCCCGGTCAGGCAGGTTCCGGGGGATTGTCCATCATTCTGGGCAATGAAGCGCAGACGATTGCCTGTACCACAGGAGGCGCAGTGCAGACAGCCTTGGAGGTAACGATCCCCTTTACCGGATATGTTGGTATCACGCAGACGGCCTGTTCCTGTACCGTGGGGACGCTGCCAACAGGCGTGACTGTCACGTCCAACACGGCGGCTACGGCATCGGCATCTGGTTCTGTGGTACTTGCATTTGCGGCAAACGCCACACTCGGCGGTGCTTCTGTGCTGAACGGTACCATCGACCTGACCTTCACGATTTCCGGCAAGACCGTGGTAAAGAAATTTGCATGGACAAAATCCAACCGGGGCAGCAATGGTGCCAGCGCGGTGGTGTTCTCCATTTATGCACCTGACGGTACGGTGGTGCTGAATCAGTCCGGCTCCCTTGTACTTGCAACCTCTGCCTATAGCGGAGCTGCTGAGATTACCACAGGCGCAACCTATCAATGGGCAGAATACACGGGCGGCAAGTGGACGGATATCAGCGGTGCGACCTCGGATTCCTTGACGGTTTCCGGTTCGGATATCGTGAACATCCAGTCTTACCGATGCACCATGACCTACGGAGGCAAGTCCTATGTGGACGTGATCACGGTGGAGGACAAATCCGATCCTTATGTGTCGGAGATGCTCTCCATCGGCGGATTCACGGTCAAAAACAGCCTCGGCGGTCTGGTTCCCTATGTCATTGTCCGTACTAACCAGAAGGAAGTGGATGCCCTGCTGGGCAGCATCAGCGAAACTGCGCCCTCTGCTCCGGCAAGCGGGGCATTCTGGTACAAGATCGACCACTCCGCAAAGACCGTCACGCTGATGAAATACAATGGCACGGAATGGGCCGCTGCCACGGAAACGCAGAGTCTGACCTACACATGGTACAAGCAGGATAAGGATGGCAAGGAAACGGAATTCGATAAGACCGGGAAGGTCATCTACCTTTCTGCCGAGGACATCGACAGCATTGCCACGCTGCAGTGTGATGTTTCCAACTAAGGGGGTGTCGGGATGGCGCTCTTAACCATCTGCCAGCACACCTTCCAAAACGTGCAGGCATACGAAGATGCCGTGGAGGATGTGGAATATCTGAAAGTGCAGGTGCATGACTGCTATTCCGAAATCACCAAGACATCGGATGAAATCGTCAGTGCTGTCCGTGAAACCTATCTTTCCAAATCGGAGCTGGAGAGCATCCAGCAGGATTTTCAGGCAAGCATTACCCAGAACAGCAGTGAAATCCGTATGGACTTCACCGCTATCACCAATGAGATCATCAATAATGTATCCGCCAATCAGACGCTGCTGGAGGAATACATCCGGTTCAAAGGAGCGTTGATCGAACTTGGAAAAGTGGGCAATGCGTTCACGGCAGAGCTTTCCAACGAGGAGCTGGCTTTCAAGGAAAATGGGCAGAAGATTGCCTACATTTCCAACCAGAGTCTTGTAATCACCAATGCGGAAATCCGCAACAAGCTGTCCCTCGGCAATGAAAGCCGGGGATGGTTTGATTTTATCCCAAGGGCCAACGGGAACCTTTCCATCAAATGGAGAGACCCCACGGGATAATGATTCTATGAGGAGGGAGGTCGATACACATGGCGTCCAGCGGCAGTATCACGTCAAATGAAAAAGAAGGGCGTTCTATCACTCTGTCATGGTCAATTTCAAGCCAAGATGTTACTGAGAACTATTCAATTATTTCGTGGGAATTGACCGGATCTGGATCAGCCAGCGGATATGTCATGTCCGGCGCTTTCAAGGCGGTCATCAATGGAGTTACTGTTTATTCGAGTGAAACACGTATCCAGTTGAGAAATGGCACTTCCGTTGCTTCAGGAACCTTACAGATCAGCCATAATGCGGATGGCACGAAATCATTCAGCCTGAGCTGTGAGGCTGGCGTTTATACCTATGCTGTTAGTGTTTCTGCCAGTGGAACACACACGCTGAATACGATACCAAGAGCTTCCTCTGTATCCGCTTCAAACGTGACTATGGGTTCTGCCACCACGATTGCTATCAGCCGTGCGTCCTCCGCTTTTACGCATACACTGACCTATACCTTTGGCAGTGCAACCGGGACAATAGCTACAAAGACCACAGCGACTTCGGTTTCGTGGACACCTCCAGTCTCTCTGGCAAGCCAGATACCCAAGGCCGTGACCGGAACCTGCACGATTACCTGTACCACCTACAATGGAAGTACAAGCATTGGAAGCAAAACCTGTACGCTGACACTGACTGTTCCTACCACGGTCAAGCCCACCATTTCCAGTCTCACAGCAACGAGGGTAGATGGAGATGTTCCAAGCACATGGGGAATTTATGTACAGACGAAATCAAAGGCAACGCTGGCTATCAATGGCGCGGCGGGGAGCTATGGCTCCACGATTGCTTCCTATTCCATTACGGGTGGCGGCTATACAAGCACGGCTTCCAGCTTTACAACGGGCTTTCTGAATACTTCCGGTACCATAACCTTTACAGCCACGGTGACGGATTCCAGAGGTCGAGTGTCAACAGCTGTCACAGTAAGTATTTCTGTGGTGGCCTATTCCCCTCCGTCATTTTCCAGTTATCTATCACAGCGGTGTTTAAGTACCGGAACGATAGACGATGACGGAACTTATATCCGTGGATTGGTTTCTTACAGTTATGCCTCGTGCAGCAGCAAGAATACCGTCACCCGTGCTACCTACTACAAAAAGGCATCGGATACTGCATGGACGAATGCCGGAGCTGCTTTTAGTTCCGGTACGGCCTTTACCTTCGGCGGCGGGAAGATCTCCACGGAGACATCTTATGACATCAAATATACGCTGACAGATGCTTTTACCACCATCGCCATTCAGGACATTGTATCCACAGCAGCGGTGGTAATGGATTTCAAGCAGGGCGGCAAAGGTGTGGCCGTTGGAAAGGTGTCGGAGGTGGATAACTCCTTTGAGGTTGCAGAGGATTGGGATGTACGGGTGTACGGAAAGCTGCTGAAGGATTACATCAAATCCCTTGTGGGCGAGATGTACCCGGTGGGCAGTATCTATATGAGCGTTACCAACACCAATCCCTCCACCTATTTCGGTGGAACTTGGGTGGCATGGGGAGCCGGGAGGGTTCCCGTAGGTGTAAATACCTCGGACACCAATTTCAGCACTGTGGAGAAAACAGGCGGTGCGTCAACGGTAACACTGACAGCTACACAAATCCCAAGCCATACCCATGCAAAAGGTACGCTGGCAACGGCAAGCGCTGGAGCGCATACTCATAACCTTCAGAACCAAAAAGCTGCATGGGGTACGAACAGCTCCAACCGAGTGCTGATTGATGCAACCTCTGGTTATACGGAGGTTACAAATAAAGCTACTACCTCTGCAGGGGCGCATACACACACAATTTCCGGTTCCACGGCAGCTACGGGCGGCGGAGGCTCCCATACAAACCTCCAGCCGTACATTACCTGTTATATGTGGAAACGGACAGCATAACAGAATATCTCTTGGAAACGGGCAGTTTCTCTTCGGAGAGGCTGCTTTTTTCATACTCAAAAATCAAAGAAGGAGGAATTCAGCATGAAAGAATTCTGGAACACGATCCAACTCATTTTTACTGCCGTGGGAGGGTGGCTTGGCTACTTCCTTGGCGGCTGCGATGGTCTGCTCTATGCCCTGCTTGCCTTTGTGGTGATTGACTACATCACAGGCGTAATGTGCGCGATTACCGACAAGAAGCTCTCCAGTGCCGTTGGCTTTAAGGGCATCTGCCGGAAGGTATTGATCTTCCTGCTGGTAGGCATCGCAAACATTCTTGACCTGCAGGTGATTGGTACAGGTAGCATCCTGCGGACAGCGGTTATCTTCTTCTACATTTCCAATGAGGGTGTGAGCCTTCTGGAAAACGCCGCATATCTCGGATTACCTATTCCTGAGAAAATCAAGACCGTTCTGGAGCAGCTCCACGACAGAGCAGAAAAGGAGGAAAACTAAATGGGTTACACAAACAGTTCTCTTGTGTCTTACACCAAACTCAGCCCGAATCATTCTGGGCTGAGAACGCATTCCATCGATCGTATTACCCCTCATTGTGTAGTTGGGCAGCTCTCAGCAGAGAGTATCTGCGGCTGCTTTACCAGCACATCCAGACAGGCAAGCTGCAACTACGGTATCGGCACGGATGGCCGGGTTTCCCTTTGCGTGGAAGAGAAAAACCGTTCGTGGTGCTCTTCTTCCAACGCCAATGATCAGAGGGCAGTCACTATCGAGTGTGCCAGCGATTTGACCGAGCCATATGCCATGAACAGTGCCGTGTATGCAACGCTTGTAAATCTCTGCACAGACATTTGCAAGCGCAACGGCAAGAGCAAATTGCTGTGGCTCGGCGATAAGGATAAGACGCTCAACTACTCTCCGAAGTCCGATGAAATGGTACTGACCGTCCATCGGTGGTTTGCCAACAAATCCTGTCCGGGAAACTGGCTGTATGCAAGGCTCGGAGATCTTGCCGCAAAGGTGACTGCCAACCTCGGCTCCACCCCATCTGCTCCCACGCCAGACACGAATCTGTACCGTGTGCGTAAAAGCTGGTCGGATGCCAAGAGCCAGAAGGGTGCCTATCGTATCTTGGATAATGCCAAGAAATGCGCGGACGAGAATGTTGGATATTCCGTGTATGATGAAAACGGAAAATGCGTCTACACGGGAAAACAGACATCCTCCACCCAAACAGGAGATGCATTCAGTGAGTATCTGGTGCAGGTGTCCATCTCTGATCTGAATATTCGCACAGGCCCCGGTACCAACTATAGCAAGACAGGCCGCTATACTGGCAAAGGTGTATTTACCATCGTAGCTGAATCAAGCGGTCAAGGAAGCGTAAAAGGATGGGGAAAACTGAAATCCGGTGCAGGATGGATTTCCCTCGACTACGCAGAAAAGCTCTGATAATTTGCCCGGTAGCTTCGGCTGCCGGGCCTCTTTTTTGCCTGTAAAAATCCACCGAGAAATAGCGGGAAATTACTTGACTAATCGCCCAAGTAGAGCGAATATGACACTACCCCAAAGTGGAAGGAGGGAAATTCATGAGGATTAAGGTAATCAAGCCCAAACAGCAGCTCCATCCAGATCGGAAAAAAGTATGCGCTTATGTGCGCGTTTCGACAGACAGTCTGGAGCAGGAAGATTCGCTGGATAACCAATCTACCTATTTTAAGGGTTACATTCAGAGCAACCCGGAATGGGAATTTGTCGGTATCTATTCTGATCAGGGCATCTCTGGCTTCAAGGAAAATAGGCCGGAGTTCCAGCGGATGATTTCGGATGCAAAAGCCGGGAAGATTGATTTGATCGTTGTGAAAAGCGTATCTCGATTCGCAAGAAATACCGAGACCGTGCTGAAGTTCTCAAGGGAGCTGAAACGCATAGGTGTCGGTATTTTCTTTCAGCTTCAAAATATCAATACACTTTCTGGCGCTGGTGAGTTAATGCTCACCATTCTTGCCGCATTCGCACAGGCCGAGAGCGAGGGTGCTTCTGAAAACGCTCGGCTCACCTACAAGCGGAAATTCTCCAGAGGTATTCCAGCTTCCGGCCTTGAGCGAACATTCGGATTTACCGCCGATGAAGATGGCTTCATCCATATCGTGCAGGAAGAAGCTGAGACGGTGCGGCTGATCTTTGACCTTGCACATCAGGGTGTCTGGCCAAGCAAGATCAAAGGGTATCTTAATAAGAATAACATCAAGGGCTGTTCAGGCGGGGCTTGGGATGACACCGGAGTGTTCCGGGTGCTTCACAATCCCGCATACAAGGGTGATCTTATTTTGCAAAAAACTTATTTGGATAGCAATCGTGTCCGCCATAGGAATGAAGGACAGGCTGACCAATGGTATATCACAGATAATCATCCGGCAATCGTGCCACCAGAGCTGTGGGATGAGGTTCAGGAGATTTTGAGGCAGCGGAGTGAGAAACTTAAGACGAAGCAGGAAGTTCCTGTTTCTCCACGAAACAGCCGTTCTGGATATCCGCTGTCTGGAAAGCTGCACTGCCCACGATGCGGGGCAAAGCTGATTCACAAATGGAACAAGGGTGAGCGTGAATATTGGGCTTGCCGGACAAATCTGAAAGTGGGAGCATCTGTCTGCAAGGGTATATGGCTTCCAGCCTCTGTTGCTAATACATGGGGCGAAATCACAGAGCCGACCACAGTGGTCTGCTATAAAGACGAATATGGTATGAAACAATTTACGGGCTATCCGAAAGAGGAATACGAATCCTCTCCGGACTGCCCGTATTCTATTTCAAAAGAAAGGAAGGAATAATATGGCAAGAGAAATCGTACACATCCCTGCCCGTCAGGAATTAAGAAACCGCGCAGCCTCGGTAGGACAGCATATCCGGGTGGCAGCATACTGCCGGGTTTCTACAGAACAGGATGAGCAGCTGAACAGCTTTGAAAATCAGGTCAATTATTACACTGAATACATTACCCGTAACCCGCAATACGAGATGGCCGGGATATACGCTGATGAAGGTATTTCCGGCACTTCCACAAGACGGAGAGAAAACTTCATGCGAATGATCCGGGATTGTGAAGCAGGTAAAATCGATCTGATAATCACGAAGTCGATCAGCCGCTTTGCCCGGAACACGCAGGACTGCCTGAATTATTCCCGGAAATTGAAGGAGCTTGGAATTGGCGTCCTATTTGAAAAAGAAGCGATTAACACGATGGACAGCACGGGAGAGCTGCTCTTCACCATTCTTTCATCACTGGCGCAGGATGAGAGCCGCTCCATTTCAGAAAACTGCCAGTGGGGCATCCGCTCACTTTTCAAGCAGGGCGTTTTGCATCTCAATGCTAACCGCTTCTACGGATACGACAAGGACGAGGATGGGAAGCTGGTTATCAACCCAGAGCAAGCGAAAATTGTGCGTTGGATTTACCGTTCCTACATGGATGGGATTAACCCGGATGTCCTTGCCCGGAAGCTGAACGAGGCTGGCGTACCCGGCTGTATGGGCGAACCGAAATGGGCCACATCCACGATTATTGGAATCCTCCAGAATGAAAAGCATATGGGCGATGCCATCTTGCAAAAGACATTCACAGCCGATTTCCTTACCAAAAAGATGGTCAAAAATGAAGGACAGTTGGAACAGTACTATGTCAAGGATGACCACGAAGCAATCATCGACAAGGAGCTTTGGACAGCGGTGCAGGGTGAGATTGCCAGACGGAGAGATTACCTGCAGCAGCACGGTTTAAGGTCGATGGGACGGTACACAGATACGCAGCCCTTCTCCAATAAGGTGTTCTGCGGTACCTGCGGGAATGTGTTCTGGCGCAGGACGTTGAGCCGCCTGAACGGCCCGGTCAAAGTTTGGATGTGCGGACAGCGGTATCGAGAAAAAGGTAAGAAAGGCTGCACCAGCAGTACGCTTTATGAGAAAGACCTTCATCGGGCCTTTGTCATGGCGTGGAATGCCATTCTTGAAAACCGAGAGGATTTCCTTGGGGTTTGGGAGGAACAGGCACGAGGCCAAGATGCATTGGCGGCTTTCCGGGCAAAGCAGTTTATTGGGCTGACCAAGGACACCGTGCCACTGCAGGAGATCGATCTTGCACTGGTCGGGAAAACGCTTGAGCATTGCACAATAGAACCACTTGGCGTGATCAACTTCTACTTTTTAGATGGAACTGAGTTAGGAATTGAAATCGGGGATTAACGAAAACCCCTGCTCCAGCACACGGAACAGGGGTAATTTTCTGCATTCTGTCGGCTAAAAACCTTCAGATATATTATTCTATAATGGCCCACAAGTTAATAAGCTGTGGGCTATTTTCAGCACAGATTGGAGGTGAGAAAAATGTCAAAAAAGATGCAGGTTCAACAGACCGGAAAATGGAACAAAGCTGCAAAGGCTGAGAAAAAGCGGGAGCAGGAGAAGAAACGCATCCGCGCTGCTTTTGAGGATAAGCGGGATGTGGAGTTCATTCCAGCAACGGTTACTTCTGATTCCTCGAACAGCCCCAAGCTGCGAGTGGCGGCATACTGCCGGGTTAGTACGTTGGAAGATGCACAGGCCGGGAGCTTCGAGCTTCAGATCCAGCACTTCCAGCAGATGATCGCGGCAAATGACCGATGGGAGGAAGTTGGCATATATGCGGATGAAGGCAAGTCTGGCACCAATATGAAGAAAAGACCACAATTCCAACAAATGATCCAAGACTGCCGAGATGGAAAGATCGATCTGATTTTGACCAAAAGCGTCAGCCGCTTTGCGCGAAATACGATGGATTGTCTCCGGGTAATCCGCGAGCTGAAAGCTCTCAATCCGCCTGTAGGTGTGTATTTTGAAGATGTTTCTCTTAACACGGTAGAAGCAAAGAATGAATTCACACTTGGCGTAATGAGCCTTGTAGCACAGGGAGAGTCGGAAGCGAAGAGTGCTGCCATAACATGGTCAGTAATTGAGCGCTTCAAAAACGGAATCCCTATCGTTTCCACAACCTATCTGTTGGGGTATGACAAGGACAACTTTGGCAAGCTGGTTATCGTAGAGGAGGAAGCTGAAGTCGTCCGGTACATATTTAACAGCTACCTCGATGGACAATCTGTCCGGGAGATTGCAGAGAGCTTGACCGAAGCGAAAATTCCCACCGTCAAGGGGAAGGAAGTCTGGAACAGCGGCACTGTTCGGAATATGCTGCGGAACGAAAAATACTGTGGTGATGTGCTGATGCAGAAAACCTATACGGTTGATTGCTTCTCCCACAAGTCTGTCCGTAACCGGGGGCAGAAACCTCAGTACAGACTGACCAACAATCATCCGGCGATCATTCCTCGTGATGACTGGATGAAGGTTCAGGCCATGCTCCAGCAGCCGCGCCGCAGGGGTTCTGCGCAACAGAAACCCATCGAAGAAAAATTCCGTGTTACCCGTATCAAGAATGGACGTTTGAAGGGATATGTCGTGCTGGATACCCGGTGGCGTACATCTGATGTAGAAAAATTGTTTGATTGGCTGGCTAAGAACCGCCGGAAAGGAAAATAACCATGTTCAAAGATTTCTCTAAGTTCAATTTCACCGTGATTGAGGTAAGTGCAGGAACCGTGCCGCAGATGACCGTTAATCTGAACGGCATTTCTTTTAGTGCTAAGACACTGGAGGTTCTTGGCAACCCGGAATTCGTACAGCCTTTGCTTGATGCAGATAACAAGGCATTTGCTGTACGAATTTGCAAGGAAAAGGAGACACGTGCCATGAGGTTCAGCAAGAATACACAGGCAGCAGGATACACCAGCACCTGTAACACTATCCGTCATGCCATCCGGCGTCTGATGGGTGAGTCGTGGAAGGACTCGATGCGTTATGAGATGAATGGTGTGTATTTCGCCGATGCAAAGGCCGTGGTGTTTGACCTTACCGCAGCGAAGGAGCTGCCTCCGTTCCGCAACAGCGGGGTTGCCAAGAAGTAATCCAGTGACTTAACCATAAGGCCGGTGGTGGGAGACCGCCATCGGCCTTTTTTCAAAAACCATGACGGATGCGGAATTCAGCGCATAAGTCATGGTTCTCTCTCTACATTTTATCAATTAAAGCTAAAACAACAGCCTGCTGTTCTTCACTCAGCCGCGCCCAGCGTTCCAATAGTTTCTGCTGAGATTTTGTCAGCGAAACAGGCGTATCTCCCTCTGCAAACAGTTGAGAAAGGGTAATGCCAAATGCATTACAGATTTTCTCAAGAGACGGGATCGTTGGCACCATGTTCTTTCGATACCAAGATGATATGGTAGACTGGGGCAAGCCAGAGTGTTCCGCAAGCTGATATTCTGTCCAGCCTCTTTCCTCTCGGTATTTCGTTATTGCCGAAAGAATATCCTTCACTACGCTCACCCCTTTGCTTGTGTTCTTCGTAAATTATACTTCGCAGAATCGTTGCGTTTTAATCATTTCTGTCGTATAATTTTAACGATAGACGCAATTCAAATGAGTGCATCTGTTAGGACAAAAAAGGGGATTGGGAGCATGAAAAAGAAAAAACTAATTATTCTGTTTTCCGCTGTGGTTGTGTGTCTGGCCGTAGTGATTGGAATCGTGGTTCATAACCAGAAAAGCGCTGAGCCGACACCGGAAGAAATGATTGAAAGGCTTGAAGCTGCTTTGGGGGATGACTATAAGAAGCAGTTACAAACAGAGCTTGTTGCCACTCTTACATATGGGAATAAGAATGAGGATAATGACGATGGCAACATTTACTATCGTATTCTTAAAACTACATACTATGAAGCTGATCCGGCAGAGGTGACCGGACTAAATACGGATGCTTTTAATGTGCTATTTCCGGTTGACAACATGGACAGCTGTGAAACCATGAAGATTCAGGATTGGGATGCAGCGCTCTATAAAAAGGACGATGTTGCATTTCTCTGTTGGACGTATTCACCTGAGGTCAGCTATGTTTTGGAATACAACCCAAACTTCGTAGCGGATTCTGAAATAATAAAAATGGCAGAGAGTGCGGAAGTGGTTGAATAA